ATAGCTTAGTTGAGCATATTTGCATTGAATTAAATGAGCCAATGAAAAATTATGAAGCAGTAGAGCAGCTATTAGGTACATTAAAATATATTGATGAAAAGCGTAGGGAAGTTTGGAATGAAGAAAAATTCGGCTCAAGCGATAAGATGGCCGGTGAATGTTATGATGATATTACCTCCATCAATGATGATGATATACCGTTTTAGGAGAAAGATATGGAAAATTTAAAAAAAATAATACATGACCTAGCAAAAACTTCAGTTGAAATTACTGAAGACCACGCAAAAGATTATTTAGAGGATTATGGTAATTTAAAAGGCTTTAAAAATACTTACTGCGAGAAAAGTGCGGAAGAATATATAGAGTCAAGCTACGGAAGTCTTTACTCTCATGACTTTGATGATATTTTAAAAGAAGGGTTGGTAGAATCTGAGTTTTTTCAAGATGCCAAACAAGATGCGATAAAAGCTGCTAATGACGATAGAGAATCTGCTCTTGAGGATATTGTTTTTGACAATAAACCACTACTTTATGAATCTATGAATTTTGTAATGTATGACCAATTGCCTTCTTGTGAAGAGGACATGAAAAATCATATAGAAAAGTTAGTGGATATTATTATGGATATGCAAAACAATGTATTTTGTGACGGAAGTAAATCATGAAAAATTTAGAAAAAACTTATGAGTCGGCAATTGAGGATATGAAGGATAGTTTATTTGAAGTCTATAAAAAAGGCTTTGAATCTAATACTGGAATACAGCAATTAGTTCATGATGCTGAGTCATGCACGAATAGTGTATGTGTTGCGGCCAACAATATGAATGGTGTTGATTTTCAATATTATATTGATGATTATTTTAATATTAATGACTTTAAGGATATGAAAAAAGAGGCCTTGACAGAATACTTGCAGGAGTTAGGCGTCACAATAAAAGAGAGTGTCGATATTGCCTTTACATCGACTTGTGAAGAGATATTTATTGATTCTCATGGAACGATTCACTATACACCAACAGATGAGACATATCAGAATGATGATGAGTTCTCAATGTTCGTTTGGGGCAATTATAAATGTGAAGAGCATGGCATTTATTGTGGTTTTTATGAAGTGGATATAAATAGCTCAGTTGAATCGAGTAATTGCTTTGAAAAATATGGAAAGTTTTGGAATTTAATAAAAAGCTTTCCAAGTGGAAGGATAAAGAGAATTTTAAAGGAAGTGTTGGATGCTCAAATGAGTTTTGAGGATGCGACTTTAATGGTGATTACAGGTGAGATTAATAAATAAGATTAAAAATTTAAGGAGAGTAATAGGTGAATGTATTTAAGCAAATTATTAGAAATTTAACAGTCGAGATTGCAACAGAATTAATGAATCATGAGGATGAGGACGTAAGAAGGTTCGCAGCAGTATTTATTAGAACTTTTTTAAAATAGGAGAATGGTATGATTTTTGGATATTTGAGAGTGTCTACTGAGAAGCAGGACGTTGAAAAGCAAAGATTGGAAGTTTTTGATTATGCTAGAGATAAAGACTATAAAGTTGATGAATTTATCGAAGTGAAGGTGTCTGCTACAAAAACTATTCATGAAAGGCGTATTGATGAATTGATAGACTTGATTGGGGATGGTGACATACTGATATTGGTCGAATTATCTCGAATTGGTAGGTCTTTAATTGACGTGCTTTCAATTATCCAAAGGATTCATGACAAAGGTGGGTGTATTGAGTTCATTAGGCAGCCGTTTTTGAACACAACAATGGATAACCCATTTCAAAAGGTGCTCTTATCTATGTTTGCGGTATTTGCGGAAGTAGAAAGGGACTTTATCGTCATGAGAACTAAAGCAGGACTAGATAAGGCTAGGCTTTCTAAGAAGTTAGGAAGGCCCGTAGGTTCATTGGGTAAGTCTAAGCTTGATGAGAAGCTCTTGGAGGTTAATACGTTGGTCAATGCTCATGTTCCAGTGGCAGCTATAGCTAGAATTATGAAAGTGTCGGAGTCTACTTTAAGAAGGTGGGCAAAACGTAGAGGTATTCTACTAAAAAGCATCGAAGCATTAAAATATATGGGAGAATATAAGTGAAAACATTGATAGAAGCTCAAGAATTTATATCAGAAAACATTTTTGATGGCGTAGATTGTCCATGTTGTGAACAATTAGTGAAAGTTCAGACACAATACTTCCATAAATCACTAACTGAAGCGTTATTTTGGATATATTTTGCCAGTTCTAAGGTGCATACCAAGCATCATCACATGAATATCCATAAAACATTCGCCCAATTGGAGTTAAGTGGCCTATCTTCCTACTCAAAATTGGAGTATTGGGGCCTAATTAAGAAGCATAAGAGTGAAAAAGGGTACTGGAAAATCACCGAAAAGGGTAAATCTTACCTAAAAGGAGAGCTAAAAATCAAAAGTAAGGTGCTTACCTACAATGGAAAAGTCGTTAGTACGACAGGTAAAGCATTTTTAGTGAGCGAATCATTACCTGACTTTAATTTAACAGCTCAATTGCAAGCAGAAGTTTCTAAGGCCAGCTTACTATGAGAATATTTACTAGCGAAATGATTAAAAATGGATTGGGGATAAGCACTATGCCTCCCATTTACTACATAAGTGAAAAAGTTTCTATGGAGGCATTAGAAGAGGTGGAGAGTGGAGAAGGATATGCCTTTCCAAAGGTTGATGTACTTATCAACTCCAGGCCTTTTGATGAAGTGATATTGTTAATCACGCATACCGATGAAAATGGAAATGATGCAGTCACCACAATACTCCATGTAGAAGAAAATGGAGATTATAGAAATTTTCAATATACTCCACATAACGGATTCGTAAATCAAACTATAAGAGAAAATTTTGTCAAAGGCCTGGAGGATGGGAAGTTGGATATGTTCGATAATTTTGAATTGGACGCTCAACAGATGAGACTAAATCAGGCAGCAATGGGATTATTACTATTGCCATTCACAAGAAAAAATACAGAGCTTCATTTTTGTACTGGAGCTGCTCGCACTAATTGTAAAAAAAGAAATAAAACAAAGAAGAAAAATTTCATGTTGGTAACACGTTCAGGGAAACAATATATAAGTAGTGGGGCCCATAAATCTTATGACAAGGTTGTGGCCCATAGTGTTTGTGGTCACACAATGACCTTCCATAAAAATCCTCATTATATGGGGAGCGATAGAGAAGGTAATCCAACTAAAGGCTCTACTTGGAGAAGGCCTCATGAGACAGGCAAAGGTGAAGAAATAATGGAGAGGATAAGATTATGGATAAAGTAAAAAATATTTTGGTTAAGGGTATTACTAAAAGTGTATATTAAGTCATTACTACTATAATGGAGAAATAATGAAATCAATTTTGTCATGGATAAGAAGTTTGTTTAGAAAAAAGAGCCCAACTCATATAGAGGATGAGGTTAGAACAGTAGATGATTCTCATTTGCCAGTAAGCTTACCTATTCCAACTAGAGATGGTGATGAATATAAAGTGTGGATTCCTTTTGCTGAAAATGCTCATAAGACTGAAGGAATAAAAATGCGAAGTCGTGGAGAGTACTCTGAAGGTTATCCAAAAGGATTAGTTGTCCACTTTAATTCAGGATGGCATCTTAAAAGAGGTACTCACTTAAGACCATTTCCCATTACGAATATAGGACTTGGTATTGCAAAGATGGCCAGGAGATATGGACTTCAAACTTTATCAGGAGGCCTAAAAAACGGTTACTTGTTTTTGTCTATGGACGTGCTTGGTAAAATATATCAATCAAGACCACTTACTAAGTGGGGGTATCATGCAGGAAAGTCTTACTGGAAAACAGTTGGGAGTTCAGTTTCAAATGATTTTGCAGGAGTTGAGATTTTAAATCCAAGTACCTTATCAATTAAAAATGGAAAGTTTATTACTTGGTTTAAGTATGTAATTCCAAACATTTTAGTTCGGGAGGCGGAAGCTAGAGATAATATTGCGAAAGGTTATTATCACGTATATTCAATAGAGCAAGAGAAGTCATTACTTAAGTTATGTGTTTGGCTTTACAATAACTCTCCGACAAAAGGTGGGGAGAAGGTTTTTAAGATTGAGAATATCGTTGGTCATGACGAAGTCTCTCCTGGCCGAAAGAATGACCCTGGCCACGCACTAAGCTGCTCCATGCCCGAATTCAGAATTAAGGTAGAGAGGGAGATTTTGAAAGGAACTGAAAGCTATGTATAGGTTTAAAGTTAAGATGTTTAGGGAGGCTAGAAATTTAGCCTCTTTATTTCCAGATAGATTTCAACTTAAGACTGAATTTTCAGAACAAAAAACATTCTCGATTAAAGAAGCATTTGAGATGGTGGTAATATTACTCAAGCAATCTCAAAAGGAACTGGAAGAGGCTAAAGAAAAAATCTCTTGGTTTCAAGATAGATGTATTCATGTTCATGGAGAGAATAAAAATTTAGATTTTTTACAAAAGGAAAAGAAATGAAGTATTTAATTTTACTATTGTTATTTAGTTGTGGAACAGAAACAGTTCCTAAAAAACCAATCAATAACCCTGTAAAAATACATGTTGGTGTAAAGACATGTAAAGATATTGCAAGCAAAACAGATAAGTATTCAAGCCATTTGGCAGAGCTAATTTGTGAATTAAGGCTGTCGAAACAAAATCCAAAACTAAAGTCTATTGTTCTTGCTCAGTGGATTTTAGAGTCTGGTTGGGGCAAGTCTTCCCTGGCCACAAAGCACTATAATTTTGGTGGATTGAAATGGCGTAAAGAGATGAGTAAATATGCAGTTCCAGTGGTGTATAAAGCTCACGATGGCATCACTCGGTATAATAAATTTAAGTCAGCCAAAGACTTCATCGAGGGGTATTGGCATTTTATTGATAGATACCCATATAGAGGTTGGGATGCTTATAAGGATAGTCCTGTAAAGTATCTGAAGTTCATTGTTAAGAGCGGATATTGTCCTGACAATGGATATATAGAAAGCGTTTTAAAACTGCAAAAAGCGGCGTTAAAAATATTAAAGTAATCCAATTAAGGCTTACAAAAAAGATTAAGGAGTTATTATGAAAACTGTCAATGAGACAAAAAAAGCTGTAAAGAAAGTTGCAAAAAAGTCACTAACAAAGACCACTAAGGTTGCTAAACCATCTGTAAAGAAAGTTGCAAAAAAAGCTACTAAGAAGACTACTAAAAAGGCTACTAAAAAGGCTGCTAAAAAAGTAACGAAAGCTAAATTAAAACCATCACAACAGATTGTTAAAAAGTCTGCTAGGATAAGAGCATCTTTATCAAGTGTTTCAAAAATACTTACAAAAATTGAGAGCCTACTAGAAGGTTAATTACATTAGGTGGGCGAAAGCCCACTTATTTTAGGATTTTATGAAAATATGTATATTGTGCAAATTACAAGTAGAGTCTCCACAGTTGCCCATTGTTCATGGAAAAGAATATAAAATAAAAAATAATATCTATAAGGTAGATAAGACATACGGGGTTATGCATAAAGTCTGCTTTGATGATGTACATTTAATAGGAGATGAATATGCAGACAGAACAGACGATGAAGTCAGACCCACTACTAATATCAAGGTTTGGCCAAAGCTATCGACTAAATCCAAATTTAGTAGAGCAAAAAAAGCTAAGTCCTGCTCAAGTAGCTGAATTGGTTGAAGAGCATAGATATAAATTATTAGTGTTTGAGCTTGCAAAGAATACAGAAAACCCATCTTTAATCGTCGAGTTATCGGATGAGCTTACACAGATTGAGTATAGGATGCAGCGTCTTTGGGGATTCCCTATAGATAGCAATTATCATGAGTGGTACTTGTTTCCAAAATGCAAATGTCCTAAGATGGATAATGCAGACAATCGTGGGTCGAGTAGGAGAATTATCTCTGCAGACTGTTTGGTGCATGGGTAGGATATGAGAATTTATAATTATTATGATGTTAAGTATGAAAGAAATGTAAAAGCAAGTCGAGAATACTGGAGAAAAGTAATCATCGCTTATTACAAAACTAGGAGTTTCTGATGGTAGTTATGGACGGAACTTATGTCTACAAGGAAGCTATCTATAAGGTGATTGATGCAGCACAAATGAAGAATCCGGTGACTAGAGAATGGATGGCATCAGTTGTTTATATTAATACGAATCGTAGAGAGTTGGGGGTATTTGTTAGAGATGCTCAAGACTTTAAAAATAAGTTTCAGTTGTTAGAAGACGAATTATTAGAACCTGCCCCAAATGAAGAGTCGGGAACAAAAGTTGAACAATTATTATCAAGAATATTAGCTGAGTTAGAGTGGATGAACGAAGCAAAGGGAGATTAAGAATGTCATTAAAAAACCAATTACAGAACCAAGCGAATACTATTAGAAAGCAAAGAAAGAAAATTGAGAAGCTAAAGAGACTTATGTTGTTGACGGATACAGATACGGCCCATATTGTGGCCACAGAAACTCAAGTATTACAGTGGCAATTATACATAAAAGAATTTGAGGATGAAGCGTGAAAGCAGTCAATCCAAGTTATGAAATTATGACTCCTATAGATGGAGAATCAATTCTAAGACATTTAGAAAAGGCAATTAGAGTCTGCTATAAGTCAGAAGGAATGGTTAATGAAGACTCTCATTACAGAATCTTAAAGAAGATTATTAACTCTAAGCATTTTTCAACTATTGAGCACTTCAGCGTAACAGTTAGATTTGTTTGCAATAGAGGTTTTTCTCATGAGTTAGTGAGGCATAGAATCAGTTCTTTTTCTCAAGAATCAACTAGATACTGCAATTATTCAAAAGATAAATTCGGAGGTGAGTTGACAGTAATTATCCCACCTACTTATGAAGATATGAGCAGCCAGGCCAAAGCACATTGGCAAGAAGCTATGGTAAATGCGGAAGTGTCATACAATAAACTGATAGAGTCGGGAGAAAAAGCAGGTATGGCCAGGGGAGTTCTTCCTTTAGATGTTAAGACAGAGATAATTTGCACATCTAACTTAAGACAGTGGGTAACTATATTGAGCCAGAGATGCCCAAATAATGCTCATAAAAGTATGCAACAATTGATGCGGCCATTACTTGCTGAATTTCAAGCAATGATACCAATTCTATTTGACGATATTAAATATTAACCAATTATTAAAGGAGATTCAGGTGAAAACAAAAGTATTTGACGGAAAGTATAATGGAACTAAGGCAATTTGGAATGTAGATGAGAACGGAGAGCAGGTTGGAGATTTTCCTATTGCTAGTTATGGAAAGAAGAAAATCAAAGCAATCTTAGACCATGCGGAAGAGCTTCAAAAATTTGTGGATGGTGAGTAATGGAATTAGAACATAATGTAAGTTGCCCACACTGCAAAAAATATAACTTTATTTGTGTTAGGGTGCCAGAGTCAGCGTGGCAAATGAACGGAGCCTATTGGGTCTTTGTTCAGCCTTGTAATTATTGCGATAAAGATATAGAGCTAGAAGGACAAGTTGAATCGTCATTGGAGACTTATTAGTGAGCTTTGATACAGACCCGAGAGAATATGAGTGCCCTTGTTGTAACGAATATGAAAAGCAAAGACTTGAGGACAAGAAACTAATAGCCGAATTGTTAGAAGTGGTTGAGTTTTATGGTGAGAAAGACAATTGGAGAAAAAACCACCAAGTCCAATGGGCATTGACGCATCAAGATGATGTTGAAAAGGACCAGGCCAGGCAAGTGGGCGGCAAGAAAGCCCGAGCAATACTAAACTCAGAAATTGTTAAGAGATTTAATGAAACTATCTAATGGCAAAAAGTATAAATAATTGCCATTAGATAGTTGTTATTGTTTACGAAATCTAAGGTTGAAAATCTCAGTCATCATAGTAGCGTAGGTGTCTACTATCATTTCTTCAACTTCAGGAACTAGTCCACTCTGAGTAATAGAACATCTCCAGATTACAGCATGTCCTAATTCATGGATTAGTGTTTGAGTCTTCTCTTCTTTTGATAGAGCTTTTTCTACCATTATAAGTTTCTTATCAGACATAAATAGTCCATCAACCTTAACCCCTTCATAGTAAAGGCCAGCTCTTTCAACAATCTGAATCTCTGCACCAAATACCTGAACAGATGATGGAAATTTACTTCTTGGCATAATAGACTCCATTAACCATGGCCCAATCTTCATGAATCATTCTTGGAACCTGAAGGACGGTCTTGTGCTTAGTGTTGATGGTAACTTGGTTATAGCCTAAGTTCCACGTATTTAGTCCTTCATAGTATTCAGCGTCATTCTTAATCTTTTTTTGTCCTTTGCTTAGTTCCAGGCCTGCGGATTTCTTAAAGGCTGAGAAAGTTCCGAAGTGTCTCTCCCAAAAAGACTCCCTTAAATCAGCATGATACCTAAAAAATGTTCGACTTATATTCTTTTCTGGATTATTTGCTTGAAGTGATTGTAGAATCTCAATACACTTTGCCTTTGAAACGCCTTCCTTGGCGTTTTTTCTTTTTGGCCACTCTTACCACCTTGTTTATTTGTTATCCCACCTATTAGATACAATAAAATTGTAAATATACTGTAGAATGTTTAAAAAATAGGATTATATATGAAGTTGAAATTTTGGGAAAAAGACCAAGACAGTCTTAACGCTACTGAAAAGCGTTTATATGACGATTTATCTCAACAATTAGAAGAGAAAATTTCTGAAGCTTCGTTAAATTCAGCGAAAGCTCTATCTACTACTAAAGTAAATGAGTCGATTCCTGCGTACGCTGACAAAGCGACTCTCCAAAGACTTTATGTATCTGAAGGTTGGCTTTATATTGCTGTGCACACTATAGCCAAACAAATTGCTCAGTTACCTATATCTCTACAGAAAAAAGTAATGCAGAAAGAAGAGATGGTTCAGCCTGACGGAACTACTTTTGAAACAGAAAAGGAAACTTGGGTTGACGCAAATGCGTTAAAATACATAGACCCATGGAAGAATCCAAATCCAGATACTACTTCAGTCGAATTAATTATGTTGATATTGATTGACCTCCTTACTACTGGAGATTCATATATCTTTATTAATGACTCCAATTTAGAAGATAATTCGGATTCTGCATTAGGTAGATTAAGAAGAGCTATGGACAATAAGAGTGAGTACACTCTCCATAGAATATCTTCTCCAACAGTCATTCCGAGAAGGGACAAGATAACTGGCTATGTTTCTGGTTATGTTATGTCTAGTGAAGATGGCCAATACTTCTTTAAGAAATCAGAAATGATTCATATCCAAATGCCTAATCCAACAGATAGAGACAATGGCCTGGCCCCAATTGTACCTGTCTTGAAAAAATTAATGTTGGATAAATATAATACAGAACACTTAATTAGATTCTTCAAGCAAGGAGCTCGATTAGGTGGTGTCATTAAGACCACAAAAAACCTGACCAAAGAACAGGTAAGTCGGTTAGAAAGAACTTTTGAGTCTAACTATACAGGTAAGTCTAATTTTCACAGAACCTTAATTCTTCCAAATGGAATGGATTATAAAACTATCGAAAGTAGTCCTTCAGATAGTAATATTCAGCAAATCCAAGAAAGCAATAAAGAGCAAATTTTATCTGCTTATGGATTACCCCCTATAAAGGTGGGACTTTTAGATGGAGCAAGTTTCGCTAATGCTAATGTTCAAAATAAAACTTTTTATTCAGATACGATTACTCCACTTCTAACTTTAATTGTTGCGGCTCTTAATTCAAATAAGACATTGGTTGATGGAAAGCCAGACCTTCGTTTTGGTTTTGATACTTCTGGAGTTGAGGCCCTTCAAAGTGATTCAATTGAAAAAGGAGAAATCGCTAGAGGTATGGCGGCCACAGGTCTTTCAATAAATGAAATCAGAAAAAGAGTGTGGCAAGTTGGAGCGATTGAAGGTGGACATATAATTCCTGCTATCCATAAGATGCAGGTTGCAGATGCTTACTCGGGTTCTAATGGACAATCTAATCAGGTTGATGGTCAATCTAATCAGGTTGATGGTCAATCTAATCAGGTTGATGGAGAAGACGGAGTTGTGGGAGGTCAAAACAGAAATGATGAGCCTGTTAATGACCCTGCTCCAAATCCAGAAGACAATGCAAAAAACTTAAAGAGTATAAATGATGCGGCTAATGTTCAAAATGATACAGAAGCTTTATCTGATGTTGTTGAAACGAATGTAAATTTTGAAGAAAGGGTTATCGCTCTTACTCAAAATGCAGTTGGTCAGGGAGTAGAATATCCAGTGGCCCTACGTTCTGCAATTCAACAGGCATTATCTGAAGGTCTAGCTCCGACTCCAAATGAGTCAGGAATCAGTGAGGAAAAAACTGAAAATTCACAGGAAAATTTAGATAGATTCGGAGAAGAGTTTTTAGTTGAATTTCAAAAGGGTCTTACTGGAGAAGGTACTGATTCAATCATAAATTTCAGAAAGAAGGCTGTCTCTCAGCTATATAAAAATCAACTAGGTCGAGTTATTGATGCTTTAAGGGCCAATAATAAAAGCTTAAAAACTAAAGAAATAGATATTAGTCCTGAGAGTGTTTGGGATGCCTTAACCCCAACTAAAAATGAAGTAAGTTTAATTGCTTCAAAAGAAGCTTTTAAGAAAGGTTGGGAAGGAACATTATTTGATATTAATTATACTGTAGAGGAAGTTCTTCTCTCAGATTTTATCAATTATTCATCTACTCAATTAATCACTAGGATTAATGAAACTACGAGAAATGAAATTTTTGATATTTTAGAAAAGTCCAGAGCGAATAATGACACAATGGACGAGGTTGTTGGAAAAATAAATGGTTTGTCTGAAATCTTTAGTAAGGGTAGAGCTGAAAAAATAGCAAGAACTGAAGTCTTAGCGGAAGTTTCAGTTGCTCAAGATATAAAAAGACAAACATTAGCGATTGCTTACCCTGAACATGCCGACAAAATGCTTCAAATGTGGGTAAGTGCTAGAGATGGAAGTGTGAGAAGTTCTCATGATGACTTGGATGGTGAAACGATAGGTGTGAATGAGCAATTTAGCAATGGTCTATTTTATCCTAGAGATATGGCAGGAGAGGCTAAGGAAGTTATTAACTGTAGATGTACGTCAATAGACTTTTTTGAGGACGATACTGACCTAATTATTCCATCTTTAGACATGAACAAGCTTCTATCGGTCACTGAAGAAATTATGAGAGCACTATTTTAGTTGTAAGTATATGACATGGGGAATAAAAAAATGAAAAAGGTTTATAATAAAAATAAAGATGCAGGGAAGATGCGAATATTAAATTGCCGCATTGATTGGGACGTCAAATCAATCACTAAAGGTGCTAATGGAAACGTCATAATTGAGGGATTTGCTAACACATCTGACTTGGATAGAGTCGGAGATGTAGTTCTCCCATCAGCATTTTCCAAATCACTAGAAGAATATATGAGTAATCCTGTTTTGCTTTTTCAGCATGAGTGGGACGACATCGTCGGTTCTGTTCTGGAAGCAAAAGTCATGGATGACGAAGCAGGGAAATCAGGAGGGCTATGGATTAAGGCCCAAATCTCTAATGCTCCAGACACAGACTCGGTGAGAGTCAAAATCAGAGAAGGGTCTTTAAGGACCTTTTCTATTGGTTATAATGAAATTGATGCCAGTTATGACAAAGAGCGTGATGTTTACATTGTTAAGGAATTAGAGCTGTTGGAAATATCAGTAGTTACTATTCCTGCTAATCCAAATGCTAAGTTTACGACTGTGGATGCGGAAAATATTGTAAATACTCAGAATGAAGGAAAGGTCTGGAGTGATGATAAGTTTAAAGAGCTTGCTTCTGCTCTAAACCAACTGGATAAAACCGAACTATTAGACACAGAATTTTTGAAAGAATTATTCACAATTATTTTAGGAGATTAAAGATGAATTTAAAAAAGAAACAATTACTCGCAAAACTTAAAGCTGCAAAGAACAAGTCAGCAAAAACAAAAGATACTCCAAAGGTGGAAGATGCACCTAAAGAAGAGCCTAAGATTGAAGACGCTCCAAAAGAAGAGCCTAAGATTGAGGATGCTCCAAAAGAAGAACCTAAGATTGAAGACGCTCCAAAAGAAGAACCTAAAATTGAAGATGCTCCAAAAGAAGAACCAAAAGAAGAGCCAAAAGAAGAGCCAAAAGAAGAGCCAAAAGAAGAACCTAAGTCAGTTGACATGAATGGCATAGAAGAGAAATTGTCTAGTCTTGCCGATAAGGTCGATTCTTTGTCGGGTATTGCTGAAAAGATAGATACTCTTTTAGAGGCCGTAACTGTCATTATAGAAGAAAAATTCGGAGAGGAAGCTGAAGAATTAAAAGCGGGAACTGAAGATGGTGAATTATCTGATGAGCAGGTTGCTGAAGAATTGGCGACAGTTCTTGCTGAAATTGAGGCTATGGACGAATAATTGTTGTATATATAAATAGAACGGTGAAAAACTAAGTTCTACATAAATAGGAGAAAAGGAAATGGAATTAAAAGATTTACTTGCTCAGTCTAAGAAAGCCTTAGAGAGTAAGAAAGCAGCTAGAGCTAAAGCCGTTAATGGTGGAAGTAAAAACGTAGTTAAGAAAAATGAAATGTCTACAGAAGCAAAAAGTCTTCTTAGTGGTTTTGGTGTTAAATCAATGGATGAATTAATCCACGTCAATACTGCTGCTAAAAAATATGCTTATTTAGGTAGCGACAAAATTGATTCTGTAAAGAATCTAAAAGAGCAAGTTGATGTAGCTATAATGGTTGCCTCAATGTTCAAAAAATCAATTAAAGATACTGACATTTATAAGAATGAGCTAGAGCTTACTCTTAAATCTTTTGGTATTAACGCAGGTAACGAAGGTTACGAATGGATTCCTACTATGGTAGCTTCTTCTTACTTAGAAGAGCACAACCTAGAAAGAAAAGTTTCAGGACTTTTTATGGAAATCAAGATGCCTTCAAATCCATATAAATTTCCTGTTATGAGCAATGGAGCCATCGCTCGTAAAGTTGGCCAAGCGGCTGCAACAGGGAAACAAGTTTTCAAAACAGACAACACTATTACTTTTGATGCAGTTAAACTTGCTTCAAGATATGAATTACCTGAAGAGCTTAATGAAGATTCTGCTCCAGATGTAATTCGAGTAGTAAGAGATGAGCTTATTTCTGGACAAGAAAAAGCTTTGGAAATTGCAATTCTTGAAGGTGATACTGCAGGAACTATGCATGTTTTTTCTCAACTTCCAGACGAAGCAATTGGAACAACTATCGCTTCTATTGCTGCTGCAACTCCTGAGACTGCTTTTGACGGTATCAGAAAAAGAGTTAAAGGAACTGCAGGATTCATTGATGCTCTTGGAGCAAAAATTGATGAAGTAGTTATGGGGAAAATGAGAAAGTCTATGGGTAAATTTGGTGTTGACCCTAAACAACTTGCTTATATTTCAGGTGTTAAGCTTTACAGTGACCTTGGACAAATTAATGATGTTCGTACTCTTGATGTTTACGGCCCTCAAGCAGTAGTTCTTACTGGAGAGCTTGCTAAATATGAAGGAACACCAATCATTGTTTCTGAATACTTAAGAGAAGATACTGATGCAACAGGAGCTAACGTGTTAGTTGCTGATAACAAAGGTTCTTTGATGCTAGTAAACAGAAAAAGATGGTTCTTAGGACTTCGTAGAGCAATCCAAATTAAGGTTGAGACTCATAAGACTGAGTTTGATGTAATGGACATGGTTTCTTTCTCAAGACGTGCTTTCCAAGCAGTATTAAAAGCTGACGGAAGTAACTTTGCGAGTGAGTCAAGTGCATCAGTTGCATACAATATCTTAATCTAATACGATTAAAACTCGAATTAACGGTTTGATATAGAGAGGGGGGCGGTAATTTGCCCCCCTTTTGTATTTTAGGAGAACAAAAATGAAAGTAAAAATTATCAATGCAGAATTAGCAGCAAAGGCCCTTAAGTCCAACAGGACTTTTACAGTTGGTCAGACTTTAGAAGCAGACAATAAATTGTTAGAGATAGCAATGTTTGCAGAGCCAGAAGCTTTTGAAAATTTAGACGCTCCCAAAGTTAAAAAGAAAGAAGAAAGGAAAGAAAAAAAGAAAGAGGTAATTAAAGAAAACAAGCAACTTCAGTCAAAAGACAAAAAGCAAAAGAAAGGTAACTTTTTTAAAACTAAAGGTTGGTAATGGCTGATTGTACGTTTTATAAAACACATGATTCTCAACCTATTAGGAAACTCAGTTCTATCAACACTCAAGAAGATATAGAATTTGTCGTTCAAGATGGTGCGAGACTTATCGTTTCACTTTACGTTGACAGTGGAAGTGTTTCTCTACGTTTATTTAATGGGTATTCTGCAGACATTCCTTACGAGGAAATCTTAGACTCTAATCTATTAGATAGCCCTAATGCACTCGGAGTTGGTCATCATACATTTGTGGTGACTGACTATCACAAACTTTTTAAACTATCTATAATCCCTTCTGGAGCGGCTTCATGTGCATTAGGGCTTGCCGTTCATGACAATGGCTTTGAAAGGATTCATTTGTTAGATGAAAACGGGGTAGCTTATTCTCAAAACAATCCAATGCCCACATCTTTAGAAGAGTCTGAAGGTGAGGAAGTTCATGATTACAATGAGTCGGCAATAAATGTAGTTGCGACAGGGAGCGACTCTCACGTCTATACTGTTCCTGCAGGTAAAAGATTTCAATTTGAAGAACTAATGTGTTCATGTTCAGGTAGAGCAAAATTTGTAGTTGAAGTTGGAACAGTCGGAAGCTTAATTAGAAAAGGAGTTGTTTTTTTAAATGCATCCAAGCGTTCATATCCTTGGAGACTAAAACGTCCTATAGTTTTAAATGCAGGACAAATAGTAAAGATAACTAGAATTAATAATGACAGTTTACCATTGTCACTTTACACGACTATAATTGGTGGGCTTAAAATATAAGGTAAGATATGACTGATTTGACAGAGCTCCAGGCCAGCGAAACGGTTAAAGTTGCAGGTACGGATGCAAATGGAAAAGAAACAAATTATATAGGAGCTTCAAAGAATAATGAAGTCTTCATAAGAGATACCCATGATAACGGTGGTCTTGATAAAGTCATCACTCTCACAACTACTCCAGTTGAAGGCAAAGTCGGAGTAGTCAGAAAACTCGAAAGAAAATATGTAATAATTGAGGCATTAAGTAAGAACATAGTTTGGGGATTTTCAAATACATCTCAAAGCTTTGACCTATTTAAGAGCCAATTAATAATGGTTCCAATCGGAGAGAATACTCAGATATGGTTTAGAACAACTGTAGGTGCAGGTCAGGTTGCGTTTGGGGAGTTGAGCTAATGTCAGGTCCATTTACCACTCCAGTTGGTGTATCAGTACCCTTTGACGGCACAGTAGATTCTCAAGGCAATCCAGTATTGCCTCCTTTTATATCTGATAATGTAAAAGATGGAATTATTGAAGCTAGAGATACGGCCCCTGGCCGAGACTCTAGGTATGTTCAAATTTTTGCATATCAAGGAAAGTCGTCAAACAAATGGTTGGAATGTTTTTTTGGTATGCCAACTAAAGATAATCCTTTTGTGTTGAATGAGCAGGCATTAATTACTGGATTCAGTGTAAGAGGAAAAAAGTGGGACGTGCAATTGCCGACTCATTTTGAAGTTTATAAAAATGGAGCTCTAATGCATCTCCTAATTGTTTCGGACATTCCGAACACTCCAAAATTCACAATAAGTGGATTGCGGATTGTTCTTCAGGATGGAGATGAAATATCAATCAAAGCATTAAAGAAAAGTGGAACAAGGGGTTCTATTAAAGAGCCTCAAGTATATATGTTCTTAAAGGCACAGGGAGTCGTAATATGATTAAATTAGTAAAAAACACATCATTGGTTGAAGTAACTATTTTGGGAACTTCGTTCGCACCAAATGTTTATGTAGAAATAACACAACAATATCACATCAGGTTTTCGACAGAAATATTAGATTATAAAGCATTAATCCTAGACGGAACTCTAGTAGTTAATGACGGAACTTCAGACCTCACAGCACTCTTAGGAGTTTTGTGGATGAGTTATATCAATAATGCATCAGGAGCATCATTCGATAATTCACTAATCAATTTAACAGTGTCAGAAAGTAATGTTCAAAAGATTATTGAGTCGATGTACTTGAACTTAGATTACACACCAATCGGGAAAATGTTTATGGCCTGTTTTGGACATGATGGTGCGGCCGAAGATACATGGGTACGTTCAATTGGTGACGTTTCAAGTAGTAATGAGGTTCCATATATCATGCCTTTCAACTCTAGGCTTATTAGCCTGACCTTCGCAAATAAAAAAGAAGGTGCGGAATGTATCTTAGAAATCTACGCATTAGGTAAGAATGTTAATGAAGAGACAGATGTTGCAGGAGTCATTACAAAGAATACTCGACTTGTTGCGTCTATTCCATTACAGGGAGTTCATGCAGCGAATCATGTTTTTTCTCCAGACGCTCTTCTAACTGAGTTTAATTTCTTAGCAGGAGATAAGTTAGGGATATATGTCAGAGAAGTTGCTAATGCTCAGCATGCAAAAGACGTTCTTATTAATTTAAACTTCATTGCGACAAGTATTGGTATAAATAATGTAGATAACTATGTAGGGAAATTACATGTATAGGGAGTTTTTATGAAATATGTTAAAAATAACACAGCAAAAGATTACGTCTTTCTTGGAAAAACAATCAATGTCGGAGAGTATTATGCAATCCCAGATGTTGATTTAGTTAAATGGGTATCTGATTCTGCAGTTTTGGCTGCAGTTACAAGCATGGTATTGATAGTGGCCAAAGACGATACTGGAACTGGAGATTATAGCAATATGCTAGAGGGTCTAAGTTTCCTACAGAACTCAGTCCCGAGCTCTGTTACGGTAAGTAAATTGCCTCAAGCAGAACCTTTTTCAACCTCTATAGGGCATAGCTTTAAAGGGCAAGGAGTTTCACAACTTTGTCTTGCTGGCCAAATGACTCAGATAAAATTAGTAGTTGATGCGACTTATGACCTAACAGGGATTGAATTGCTTAATAGTGCTTTAGGTGACTTAGTAAATATGAAAATTTACGATGATGCGAATGGAACTTATTCAACATTTGCCAATGCAGAGTTGAATCAGTTCGGTATTAATTGGTTTGTTAAGCCTGACCACTTCCATAAAATGTTGCCTTATGCAGCGAGAGTTAATGTTGGAATGGTTATATGTATAGAGTATGAAAACAAAGATATTGCGAATGATAGAATGATTTATATGAACTTAGACTTACATAAAGTGATGGCTGTATGAAAAACCTTTTACTAAAACTCGTTGGAGTGGTTGGGCTGTGGGCCTGGCCACTATCACAAAAGAAGTTTGTTATTTCTGACCATCTAGCGTTGACCAGTTATTTTGAAGAACACAAAATAAAATTTGCTTTGGTTT